TACCTTTTTCAGATGTCAGTTCAGGTAATGTTAAGCCTGTTTTTTCAGCTTGACCTGCACCCGTTACCGCACCCAACGCAGTAGCACCAGCAATTTTATTGGCAATATCAGTAACTTTAGGGCTTGCAGAAGCAATGTTTCTAACAAAACTAGGAAGCTGGCCAATGTTTTTGGCGGCATCCATAAATTTAGTAGCAAGACCTGTTTCACCCATAACAGAACCAGCCGTACCACCCATCAAATAAGGGGCAATTTCGCCAGCTATGTTAGATGGTCTATTGGTAACATAAGAATATGGGCCAGCCGCTTGTTTAACACCGCCTTCAATCTGATTTAATGCTTCAATGCCTTTTTCAACAGAATTTAATTGTTGTGTTGGTCTTTGACCAGTAATTAGTCCTGAAAGCGTTTGCTGTGGTTTTTCTTCAATTAGCTTGGCTAGGTACTGCGGAATACCTGCAAACTGTTTAGCCGCACCTGTAGCCGCTGTAATAGGGCTACTAACAATACCTGTCATTATTTGTTGGGCGTGTTTAGCTGGGCCTTTAATCTCAGCCGATCCTGCCGTTACATTTAACGGTATACCTTCAGGACTATAAACAACATCTTCGCCAGCGTACATATTGCCAGCATTAGCGGCATCAGGTACAAATCTTCCTACAGACGGAGTATCGGGTACAAATGGCATATTAGTTTTTCCATTTTCCTGAAACGCCATTAATAATTACTGGCGTACCATCTTTTAATTTTGCTCTAGCGGCATCGGCTTCAGTTTTAAATGACATAGGTTGATTGTTTGCTGGAGCAAAATCTTTAGGAACAACAATATGTTTTCTGTAAATTTCAGGAACAGGTTTGTTAGAAGATCCATATTCTTTGAGAATAACTCCTGTACCATATTCTTTTTGAGATTGTGCTAATTCTTGGATTGTTTCTTTAAATGTTAACAATTCTGAAGCATCTTTGTAATTAGGAAGCAAGCTATTCAAAATTCTTTCATCACCACCGTTTAAAACACCTAAATCAAATGCGTTTTTACCAGTTAACATAGCGGTGTTGTAAGCAGAATCAATGCGTTTTCTAACTTGTGGATTAGCCAAATCTGTTACATCTAAAGAGCTAATAACTTGCAAATATTTATCTAAAGCATCTTGATAATATGCCGCACCATTTACCTTTTTAGCTTTTCCTTCTTCTAACGGTTTGTATTGATCTTTTTTGTAATCACGAGCCGCTTCGGCACTTGGCATTCCAGCAGGGGGTGGTGGCGGTTTAAATGGATCATATCCAAATGCTTTAACCAAATCAGGTTCTTTTACGCTGGTTGCTGACACAGTTTTAATTGGTCTTTGAACAGCAGTTGGCCCATTAACAGCAGGAGCACCAGCGGTAGGCATATTTCCACCGCCAGCAGGAGCATTGCCGTTACCATATATATTATTGGTAGGAATAGCAATTCCTTTGTCTTGCAAATGTAAACGCTGATCCAAAGTAAGTGCTGGTTTGTTTACCCCTAAGAATTGCAATGTTTCTTTAGGATTTGCTGAATTATTGTCGTAACGCCATGTTTCAGTTTCACCAGTTTGTTTGTTAAGTTGATTAAACTCTTTCCATTCAGGCCCTTTAGTAATTTCTTTCATGGCGTGTTGACGCATCCAAGCTGGCAACATATCGTTTTGTGCCGCATTAAGATTAGCCGCCCGTGGATTAGCTGGAATAGCGGCCCTACCTGCAATAGTGGCTTGTGGCATAGGTACATTAGCACCGTTTTGACCAACACCTTGACCATAAGGCCCAGCCATTTCTGTTTTTTGTTCAGGAACGGCAGGTCTACCTTCAAATTGGGACATATAGTCAGCCAACGCAACATTTTCGCCTTCACGAATCTTTTTGGCTAATGCTAAATTTTGTTTTTCAGCTTGATCGGCAAAATATGCACCTGTACCAGCATTGACTAATCCAGCCAATTGCTGTGTCCAAGACGGGGCAACAAAACGACCGCTTACCATTTGACCTTCAGGCATCTGCTGTCCGCTTAGAAGCTGTGCTAAACGCTGTGAACGGGCTAATTCTTGAGCATCACCTGCGTATGCTGTTGGGGTTGCCAATTGCTGTATTTGACCGCCACCAGCTTGTCCAGTTGTATATCCTGCCATGATTACGATCCTGACATTGGGTTGCTAAACGACATCATGTCAGCACCGCCTTGATCCATCAACATTTGCTGTTGCTGGGTTTGTGGGTTCATTGAACCGTACTTCATGTACAAGTCTTGCTGACCGTAACCACCTTGTGGAGTACCACCGTACGGGTCACCCATTGTGCGTAAGGCCATGCCTAGTTTCATTGGGTCAATACCTTTCATCGGGTTCTTATTAATCCCCAAAGCCTGTTGGCCTAGCTGTGCTCCTTGATTATTAAGAGCATTTTGAGCCATTGCACGGCCTGAAGTGTCCATAACTGGGGCTTGGCCATAAACATCTTGTTGCATCGATTGTGGTGCAAACTGGGATAGGTAGGGATTCATAGGAAACCTTTATAAATGTTTGATTCTGCTGTAATTACATTATCGATTTTTTTTACGATTTCGACAATAGATTCGTACTTGCTTGGGTGGTGCTTTTTGATGTATTTAAAGCGTTCAGAACTTTCAGCCATATAAGCGGTACAGTTCCAGCAATCTAGGCTGGAATGAGCCATAGATAGCCTTTCGTCAATAACTACATCTTTGCTACGCAGATAGTCAATTACTTCACTATCATTCCAAGATTCGATCGGCAAGTAATATTCGATCCCATTCTCAATATGCCCCGATTTAATCGGAGCACGATGCCCTTCTGAATTACGCTGACCCCTGATAATTCCCGTGATTCCCAGCTTACGCATCTCAACTCCACATGGAATCCAAAAGTTTTCAGAACAACAATCAAAGTAACCTTGCAACTTCAATTCTTTAATACTGGTGACGGATTGCCCAAGAACGGTATAATTTACGGGCAAAACATCTACAGGGTAACCCCTGTGTTTAATTGATTCAGGCTGATTGGTCTTAATTTCATAAAAATGCGGTACTTTTGACCGTGTTTCTTCCATTAACGCTTCAATTTCAGGAAAATTAGCCCCTGTATTAACCCAAACAACTACAGTCTTATCTAAATACTTTTCAATCAAATGCAAACACGCAATAGAATCTTTACCGCCTGAAAACATTAAAGCGATTTTTTCGTGGCGGTTAAAGAAGTCTTGCATTAGAACGCCATTGCCGCAGTACCAGCCAAACTCATTAATCCGCTAGTCATACCTGCATTTGAAGCGGCATTAGCGTTAGCAGAAGCCGTGTTGTAGTTACCTTCAGCAGTTGCCGCACCCAATAAGTCTGCACCTTTGGTAGTTGCTTGTTGGGGAACGCTAACATAGCTAGGGTTAGTAACTTGAGCACCAGTACGAACAGCGTTAAGCGTATTGATTGGTTCGTTACGCTGATAAGCGGCCTCGTTAAACCCTTGTTGACGGGCTTGCAATCCAGTACCAAAACCAGCAGTTGTAGCACCTAAACGCAAATCATTAACTTTTTGTGCTTCAACCATCTGTGCTCGTTTGTATGCCTCAGACCCAATAGGAATACCAGCGTTTGCCAATTTGGTGTCTAACGCTTCTTGGCTTTGTGCAACCTGTGGTGCAAGCCTCTGCATATAAGCGTCTTGATAATTTTGTGCTGGATCAAACCCTAAAGATGGCAAATTCTTAGTGCTAAATGGGTCTTGAATCATTTGATTTACATAACCCAAACCTTTGCCAGTTAATTCGCCAAGACCAATACTGGTTTGATTTTGATAGTCAAGTAGCTTTTGCTGGTCAGGGGATAGGGTCTGTGTGGCAGTCCACATAGCATTACCCCATTGATCCTGATCGTTAGGATTCATGGAATAAGTCAAATTGCCGTAAGGCGTAATTTGATTTACACGATTAGCGGCCGCAGCAGTTCTTGCCGCTTCTAAGTCACCTGCCGCTGTTGCCTTTGCCGCACCTGCATAATCAGGTGGTGGTGGAGCACTTCCCCCGCCTTTTCCCATATCTTTCTCCTATAAACCTACATTTGTCTTTCGTCATGACAAAAAACAGCAAATCGCCTGAAGGAAAAACATCAAGTAGTTGGGCTTTTTCCTCAAAACCTAAATTTTTTACAAACTTCACCGATGCTTCATTGTCGCTAATTACAGGGACAATGATCTTATCTACGCCTAATTGTACAAAAGGATAGTCAAAAATGATATTCAAATATTCAGGTGTCATTTGCCGTGTTAGGGCAATGTGGCACATTACGGATACTTTGTTGTAATCCTCGTACCAAACACCTGCACATATTTCACCATCCTTAATCCAGCCAATAGCCGTTGAATTTTCGGGGGTAAACACCATTCCGCATTGGTTGCCTACCCATGTTCCAACAGCCATCTTGTCTAAACAAAGCAATTATAAAACTCCACCTTTTTCCATTACATAATCGGTTGATGCCCAATGAAATTCAATACCTTGCGATGCCACATTCATATTAATTGAGCCACTAAAGCCAAGTCCATTGACCCCTTGCCAAAACTTAGTGACGGCTAATCCACCGCCCCAGTTAGCCTGATCCCACTTAGAAGTGTCCCAAACACCCGTATTTACAATAGACGGGTTAAAAGCTATCTGATTGGTAAGCGGAACGGTGTCAAAATCCGTGCTAATACCGCACAAAACGGTCGGTAAGCCGTTATCGGTCTGTAGGATGGGGCGTACTAGGGTAAATCGCTTTAACTGCCCACGGCTGTCAAAATAGCTGTAGGCTTGCTGTGCAGTTGCAACAATATTAGCCCCTGCATCTGAAGTTTGAGCGTAAAAATTACCTACAAATCCGCTAGAACCAAAATAAATCTTGTTGTCTGCTGATACTTCCCAGCAAATAGCGTTAATTCCTGTAAATTTAGCCCATGATTTAGTAATCGTGTGCATTACATACTGATCGTAGCCATTCCCATTAGGAATATTTAAAATCAACATATTTTCACTAGCAAAATAGTTAATCTGCCAACCAAAAAGGGCATAGTAACTGGTTGCCGCTTGGCTTACAGCATAGAAAATCTTGTCTGTTAGGTTAATTCGTGGGTCAAGGCGTGAGGATTGCAAGGCGGCAGACATTGGTACAAGACCGTCTTGGGTCAGCAAAAGCAGGTCACCGCCCCATTTAAAGAAGCATCTACGACTAAAGGTTTGACCCATTTGCCATACACCAACCTCGCTCCAAGCGTTAGGATCACTAGGGTTTGTACCCTTGTAAACAATGACCTCACCCATGCTGGTAACAAAAGCGGATAGGTCATCCACGCCATAACCAGCATCAAGTGTCCATGTACCCATTGCTTGCAGGAAACCGCCTGAACGGGCAATTGACCCTAAAGGAAAGTCTAATGCCGCACCACCAATGGATTCCACAGGTAAATACCAAAAAGTCATGGTGTTCTTTTGCACGAAGAACAGCCTGTTTTGGCACATATTAATGTTAATAAAAGTGTTGCTATTTGCCCCTGTGATTCCTAAAACTGTGTAAGTTCCTACTACTGTGGCATTTGCCGCAGGTGCGGTAGCCATTGTGTAAGTAAAAACAGTTGGGCTTGTTACGGTAATGTAAAAAGTACCGCTGTAATTTGATTCCGTAGTTCCTGAAATGCTGACCCGATTACCTGTAATTAATCCATGAGCCGTTGCAGTAGTGAGCGTGGCTGTCAGGTTACCTGTTCCACCCCTTGTAATTGTTGTGATGGTTTGGGCAGTAGTCGTGGTAGCCATCTTGTACCAGCGTGTACCGTCATAAACAATAGCTGGGTCTGCACCGTTAACAGCAATCAAAAAGTTACCACCATCGGTGCTAATCATGCAATGCTGGAATCGACTGTTTGTAAGACCTGTTAAAACGGAAGTAGCTGTAGATGTCGATGCGTTGTATATTGTGCCACCAGCAATCGCAAACAGCGTGTTTGTGCCGTCATACCCTGCGTAATTCATCAGGGTTTCTACATTACCCGTAATCCCAGTTGAAGCCTTGGAATACCCTTTTCTGAGGGTTACATCCGTAGGGGTAGGAAAGAAGTTGACCAATTGAACCGCATCTAACGGTTGCATCTCTGCCAAAGAATCCCTAGCATTCCAGCCCCCAATTGGGGAAGCTAGTGAAGTAGTGGTAGCTGTAAACTTCTTAGGTACAGCCATGATTAACTACCGTAGCCAGTATCAGGAATGTTTGCCCAGCCAATAAGCACGGCACTTGGGGCGGGTGCAAAAGATAGGGTTGCAGAGCCTTTATCGTTAGCTTTAGCAATGCTCAAGTAACGGCTGTAATCTTGTTGCAATGCGGTAGTATCAAATGACTTAATTTGGAAGTATTTAAGTTTAGTCAACAATACAATAATTGCGTCATCCAATACGGATGTATCGCTATCAACGGTAAAGCTGTTTTTAACAGCATCAGCGGCACTTCTTACCCAGCCCTTAGAACGGTACTCAAAGCCTAAATATTCTTGGGTGTTGTATGGTGGCCATATCTCAAACTTGTTACCCAATATTCTCCAACGCACCCGTGGGCCTGTCGAAATATATCCTGATTTAAGCCATTGCCATTGCTGTGCATCAACAGGGCCAAGCATCTGCCAATGTTTAGTCTTATCCCAATGAGTGTTATCTGTAATGGTTTCATAGTCAGGCGGTAGGGGATAAATAGTCCTACTAAATGTGACCGAACCACCAATAGATGTTGCTGAAGCTAATTGTGTGCTTCTTAAGCTAGTTGCTGAAAGAACCGCATCCACATAGGTATCTTGGGGAATACTTGTTCCCACGATGGAATAATTGCTGTCCAAACCTACGGTACTTGGAATGTTAGTTAATAAATAAGTACCATTAAAAGTATCGCAGGTTGTGGTTATTGCGTTTGTATAAAACCTGTATTCCAACTCCAATGCTTGCCAATCGTGTTCCTTAATCAAGTCGTACCCAGCACGGTTCATTAACGCAAGAATCTGTTGCACATCTTGGCTAGTGTTACCTGCTACATAGGTTGGTACGGCTAAGTTAAGTTCAGCGGTGACTTGCTGGACTAATTCAAGCATTGTTGATGACATATTAGGCTTCCTCTGTGGCTACCGCTTTTGCTTTACGGGGTTTTTTTTCACCAACAGCGGCAAGTATAGCGGCCATTTGTTCTTGCATCAAAGCCAGCTTCGCATCTGTTTCAGCCTTTATTTTAGCAGTTTCTTCATCCTTTTTGGCAAGTTCTTCTTTCAAGGCGTTAATTTCTTGTTCACGCTTGTCTGTTTCGGCTGAACTTGTTGCTAGATTTAAAAATGCCTTTGCCTTATCACGGAACGCATAGGGTGACATTCCTGCCGCCATACCCATACGCTGTAACTGCTGATCTGACGCACTTGCAATGGCTTCTACGGTAAAGAACTTCATTGCCCGTAGTTCTTCAGCTTGGCTTTTAGATATTAAAGGCCATTCTGATACGGGTGTTCCAACCACTTCCTGATCGTTTGCACCTACCCGATTCATGTAATTTGCCCATTGAATAGGGAAACGGGTCTTGTGTTGTTGAAGTGCAAAAGTGTCAATTTCGGTCAGGGTATCGCCAGCAACGCAAATATGTACAAAATCAAACTCTTTGTAGATTGGTCTGCCAGCATCCATTGATTCTTGCTCTTGGTGTACGGGTTTTTTGTAAAAGCGTACTTGTAAGCGTGAATCTGCATTGTTTTCATCTGAAGGTAAAGCCATTTTTAAATCTCCTAAGTAGTTAGGTAAAGTTAAAGAAAAAAGGGGTCAGCCTTGTGAGCCAACCCCTCGTTTTTACTACATTTTAGCGTTTTAAGCTAATCAAACAGATGCCTTGCTAAACCAACCATAGTCGCCTGAAGCCATTGCGACTGTTGGTGATAAGTAAGTACCAGCAGAACCAGTTGCAACAAAGGTTGATGCGTTTACTGAACAAGTAGCTGTTGAAGCTGTAATAGCCGCACCTGCTACTGCCCATACATAACGCAAGCCATCGTTACCAAAAGTCTGAGCACCTAATGGGCCAAAACTAGCAGGAGTACCGTTTGCCGCTAATTCGACTACGGTTTGTGTATCTACAAGATCTACACCTGCGATGGGTAGGGTTGAATATGCCATGATAATTCCTTTTCTATAAGTTAAGTTATGTTAATAGATTCGATTAAGAACCAGTCAACACGCCTTGTAGTTGGCTATTTGAACAAGTCAAGTTACCAGCCCAACCATAGAGCTTAACAATAGCGTCTTGGTTGATTGATTGACGCTCGCCACCGATAGGTACGAAATTACGCTCTTTGTGTGGGCGGAAGAAGATGTAATTAGTATTCAAGAAGTACATATACAATGCGTTCTCTTGAGCACCAATACCACCACCTAATACCACATCAGCAGACATACCGCCACCGTAGAACTTCAATGATGCAAAGCCAGCCGCACCTTCTTCTACACCAGCGATACGCTGAATAGCTTGTAAGGATGCAACATAGCGTTGATACAAAGTGTTACCAGCGATGATTAAGTCAGTCTTATCAGTTCCACGAACAGACTTGATAGCGGCTGTTGTCATTGCGGCTTGGATCAACAAGGATGAATCAGCACCAGTTGTTGCTTGGTTACGCCAAAAATCCCAGTTTGCACGGTTAATACCACCGTAAGTACCGCTTGATGGTGAAGTGCTAATAGCGGCCGCCAAACCTGTAATGTTTTTACCACCGTTACCTGTACCGTCACCATAAAGGTCGGTAGAGATACGGTTTAACAAACGGGCTTCAGAAACTTGCATACGACCGTCTAACAAGTCGATGATTGCTTCTTTGCTTGAGTTCTGCAACATTTCTAAACCACTCATTGTTACGCTATCAGCGTACTGAGTAATAGAGAATTGAGCCGCAGAGAT